CGTTACCGCCCTGCCAATGTTCTTTTTAGTAACGGTGACCTACAACGTAAAGGCAAAAAAATGCACTACTACCAATTTAACATTGGAGACTATAAAGCCGCCACTGCTCATTTGACCAATGAGGAGGACTTGGCATATCGGCGTTTGCTTGATATGTACTACGATTCTGAGAGCAAAATCTCATTGGATACCCAGTGGGTTGCGAGGCGTATCCGAGTTGAGGCATCAGTCATCCGTGATGTGCTAAACGATATGTTTGACAAACACGATGACGGATGGTTTCACGCAAGATGCCAAGAGGTGATTGAGGCTTATCACGCTATGGCTGAGAAAAATCGTGCTAACGGCAGGATGGGAGGGCGCAAAAAGAACCCAGTGGGTAACCAATTGGCTACCGACACGCAACCCATCGCTAAGGCAACTATAAACTATGAACTAGAAACCATAAACCATAAACCAATAAAGAATACAGCCACTGCCGTGGCAACGCCTGAAGGCGTTTCAGAATCCGTTTGGCAGGAATTTGTTTCACACCGAAAAGCCAAAAGAGCCAAAGTCACCCAGTTGGTGATTGACAAGATTATTGAAGAAACCAATAAAGCCGGATGGACACTTGAGGATGCATTAAAAGAAATCATTGTTCGCAACTGGCAGTCGTTTAAGGCTGATTGGGTTCTTGATAAACAAAACACCCATCAGCAAAGTTTTGCCGAACGTGACCAACAAGCCAGACAAAAGCGTTGGGAAGCAATGACCGGGCGCAAGTGGCCTACCGAAGAACCAGTAAACACCGCATTTTTGGAGATGGAAAATGAGTATTTCATTAAAGGCAATTGATAGGCTTTTTGAGCGACTTGCAGCCACTTACCCCAATTGGTCACGCCAGTGGCTTGATGTGCCTGAATCGGACGTTAAAACGGCTTGGGCGCACGAATTAAGCGGGTTTGAGAACAACCTACACGCCTTGGCATGGGCATTGGAAAATTTGCCTGAACGTTGCCCAAACGTGATTGAGTTTCGTAACCTTGCAAGACGTGCGCCGGAGGCTGAAAAGCCACGCTTGCCCGAACCAAAGGCTGACCCCGCAAGGTTAAAGGCTGAACTTGCCAAACTTAGCGACATAAAAGCGCAGGTTAAAAATGCACCAATTGACCCGAAGGGTTGGGCAAAAGCCATCCTAAAGCGCCACAAAGAAGGCGCAAAAATTAACATTACTACCCTGTCAATGGCCCGATGTGCATTAAATGAAGAATGATGAAACTAGCCCAACACTACGCCAAACTAGCCATGAATGCAGGATGGATAGACCACTGCCGCCACATGGTGAAGGAATACGAGAAAAGCCCGTATTGGAAGGGGCTGGGCAAGGCGGTTGCATTAGAGATGGAATCCTTAAAAAAACAGCAAAGCACTGGGAAATAGCATGAACAAAATTGAATTTGGTGATTGCCGTGAAACCATGCGCCGATGGAAAGATCAAGGAATCAAGGCGCAGACTTGTGTCACCAGCCCACCTTACTATGGCTTGCGTGATTATGGTCACGAAGGGCAGATCGGATTAGAAGAAACTCCAGAGGATTACATCAAGGCAATGGTCGAGGTGTTTCGATGTGTGTGGGATTTGCTTGAGGATGATGGGACGCTGTGGCTGAATATTGGTGATTCCTATGCTGGCAGCGGTAAAGGACAGTGGAAGGACGGAGAGCACGACCCAAAAAAAACCAAAACAGACGGCATGAAAATGGCCATACAAAAGCCATCAAATATTGGGTGCAAGCCAAAAGACTTAATTGGTATCCCTTGGATGATGGCGTTTGCTCTTCGTGCCGATGGCTGGTATCTGCGTCAGGACATCATCTGGCACAAGCCAAACCCAATGCCTGAGAGTGTGCAAGACCGATGCACTAAGGCGCATGAATACATTTTTCTTTTAAGCAAGTCGCAGAAGTATTACTACGATGCGGATGCAATCAGAGAGCCGCATATTCATGCAAATGACAAGCGCAATGATGGGCAAAGGCACACATACTCAGACACGGCAAAACACAATCAAGCTGATCCATTGCGTCAGAAAACGAAAACTGATTGCGTGTCGTTTCATCCCGAAGGAAGAAACAAACGCAGCGTCTGGACAGTGACCACCAAGCCTTACGCTGGCGCACACTTTGCCGTATTCCCATCAGACTTGATTGAACCTTGCATCCTTGCTGGCGCACCCGTAGGCGGCGTGGTGTTAGACCCATTTATGGGGTCTGGAACAACAGCGCAAGTAGCGCAGAATCTTGGAAGGCAATATATTGGATGCGAGTTAAATCTTGATTACAAAGCCCTGCAAGACAGGCGCACACAACAATTTTGTTTGGAACTTGCATGAGGTACGCAGCACGGACAGATGCAAATCAGACTGAAATTGTGATGGCGCTACGCAAAGCAGGGGCTTATGTTTGGGTAATTGGCTTACCAGTTGACCTTTTAGTAGGGTACAAAAACCACACATTCTTGGTTGAAGTCAAAACCACCTCCAAGAAGCGTTTAACGAGCCTACAGGCAGATTTTTTCAACAATTGGGCTGGTAGTACCTTGGCACGGATTGACAGCGTAGAAGCGGCATTAAGAATGATTGGAGTTATAAATGAGCAACCTTGACCGAGCCGTTGATTATTTGCGTGACCACGCTGGAGACTATGCAGTAGCCGAGGCGCAATTGGTTTACATGACGGAACAAAGAAAGACCGTCAAAGCGCAGTTAATGAAAGATTTTGAGCTACAAGGCCACAAAACCACAGCCGCCCAAGAACGGGAAGCCTACGCAGACCCAAAATATACACAGCACCTTCTGGCGTTACAGGCAGCGGTAGAGCAAAGAGAGCGCACCCGCTGGCTGATGGTGGCAGCACAGGCAAGGATTGAAGCCGAAAAAGCCAACATTTACGCTGGCAATCGAACCGATAGGGCGATGCGATGAAATGTCCAATTTGCGGAACATGGACAATAGTAAAAGAAACAAGGTTATCCACAGACAATACACGCAAGCGCAGACTTGAATGCGCGAATATGCACAAGTTTTCCACACTGGAGTTAGTCATTGAGAACAAAACAAACTTACGTTCGCAGCAAGGAACTGCTAAAAAAAGTAGCAAGTCTTGATTGTCAGATATGCGGGTCAGGCAACTTTGTACAGGCAGCACACTCAAATTGGGTTGACTTGGGCGGCAAAGGTAGGGGAATCAAGGCCAGCGATGAATACACAGCAGCCCTTTGCATGAGTTGCCATTACGACATAGACCAAGGTTCTAAGTGGTCAAAAGATGAAAGAAAACTCGCATGGAAGGTGGCACATTACAAAACCGTGCAACTTTTGGTTCACAGGGGTGAATGGCCTGTCAACATAAATGTACCAATTGCAGTAGAATGAAGATGCTGACTACCGCAGTTGCCAGCCTTGGGGCTTCGGCCCCTTTTTTTTAAGGACGCTATGAATCCAGCAGATAAAGTCGAAAAGTGGGCTATTGATAGGCTCATTCCGTATGCTAGAAATGCAAGAACGCACTCTGACGAACAAGTCAGCCAGCTTGCGGCAAGCATCAAAGAATGGGGGTGGACAACACCAGTGCTGGTAGATGAACAGGGCGGCATCATCGCAGGACATGGCAGGACATTGGCAGCTCAAAAGCTAAAAATGAAAGAAGTGCCTGTTATGGTGGCAAATGGCTGGAGCGATGCTAAGAAACGGGCTTATGTGTTGGCAGACAACAAACTAGCCATGAATGCTGGCTGGGACAATGAAATGTTGGCGTTGGAGCTGGCAGAAATCGGTGAGTTGGGGTTTGACCTTGACATGACAGGTTTTAAGGCTGAGGAGATAAAAGCATTGCAAACACCAGACTTTGAACCAGCTACCGAAAATGACCAAGGCAAATTAGATGAGTTAGACCCAAAATGGATTGCTTGCCCACACTGCGGAAAAGAATTCGATGCAAGACAACCCTGAGTTGAAGATTGACTGGGCAAGCCATGAAGCTGCTAAATATGCTTGTGAAAACTGGCATTACAGCAAATCAATTCCCGTGCCGCCGTTGATAAAGATCGGCGCATGGGAAGATGGCAAGTTTATTGGCGTTGTGATTTTTAGTCGCGGCGCATCGTCAAACTTAATGACACCATACGGATTGAAACAAGACGAAGGTGGCGAACTAACTAGAATTGCATTAAAAAATCACAAAAGCACAGTGAGCAAAATAGTTAAATTTGCATTGATGTTTTTAAAGAAAAATAGCCCAGATTTAAGGCTAATTGTTTCATTTGCAGATCCGCAGTATGGGCATCATGGCGGCGTTTATCAAGCGGGTAATTGGGTCTATTGCGGCGATACGGCTACAGGCGTTGAGTACTGGCACAAAGGGAAAAGATTTCACTCAAGACAAGTTAGCGAAAAAGGCTGGAATATTCAACAAGGACAGCAACGCAAAACAGTAAAGCCAAGCGAATGTAAAATAATAAAAACAAGCGGCAAACACAGATACCTAATGCCACTTGACAAAGAGATGGGTGCTAAGATTGCACCACTGGCAAAGCCATACCCTAAACGGATAGATATGCGTGTCAAAAAGCAGGATTCTGAGTACCCCTCAGAACTGGGCGGGGCAGTACCGACCGACACGCTCCATTCTTTGCAGCAAGGGGAAAACAATGTCTAAACTTGAAAAACCCATTCTTAAAAACAAGAATACAAAAATCGTGCCAACTAAAGAGCACGACCCGAACTATGGTGGCGCACGGGAAGGCGCAGGTAGACCAGCGTTTGAACCAACACCAGCCGAGCGTAAACAGGTAGAAGCACTCAGCGGCTACGGCTTACCGATTGACCAGATAGGCGCATTGATACGGGACGGGATAAGTGTTGACACCTTACGGGCGCACTTTGCAAACGAAATGCAATCAGGCAAAGCTAAAGCAAACGCACAGGTAGGGAAAACCCTATTTCAAAAGGTAATGGCTGGCGACACGACTGCGGCTATTTGGTGGAGTAAGACACAGATGCGATGGGCAGAAACCCAAAAGCACGAACTGACTGGTGCTGATGGTGTGCCCCTAGAGTTTGCCAAAATCGAGCGTGTCATCGTCAAGCATGGGTAAAACCCTGCAAATCCAAACCCCTGAGTGGGCAATCCCGCTGCTGGAAGGCAGTCGCTACAAGGGCGCATGGGGTGGGCGAGGTTCAGGCAAGTCACACACCTTTGCCGAATTAATGATTGAAATGCACATCCTTGACCAAAAGCGCAGAAGCGTTTGCGTCCGTGAGATACAGAAGTCACTCAATCAATCCGTCAAGCGGTTGCTAGAGACCAAGATTGAGGCCATGAACGCTGGCGCATACTTTGAAGTACAGGATGCGGTGATTAAGTCCCGCAAAAGCGATGGCATGATTATTTTTCAAGGAATGCAGAACCACACAGCCGACAGTATTAAATCGCTGGAAGGATACGACTGCGCTTGGGTAGAGGAAGCACAAAGCCTAAGTCAGACCAGCCTTGACCTGCTGCGCCCTACCATTCGCAAGCCTGATTCAGAGTTGTGGTTTACTTGGAATCCAAGGCAGAACAGCGACCCCGTGGACTTCCTGCTGCGTGGGCCTGAACCGCCAGCCAATGCCGCGGTGATTAAGGTCAACTTCACCGATAACCCGTGGTTTCCACAAGTCCTGAAGGACGAAATGGAGTACGACAAGCG